GTCTATTCCAATGTTTGCGAGCAAAACATCCGCTCGTGTTTCAGTCTTGAAGAAATAGCCGTTAAATCGTTCTCTACGGAGGGATCATAAATACCGGCCCGCACGGTGTCGTTGATGAATCGGATGATCTCACCCAGTTCACGGTCCGTGTGCGCACCCTCTTTGCGGGGTGCAATAGGGCTGCACGAGGGCCTATCGAATCGTATTATAACGCACGAATATCTGGTTTTCTACTTGGTGCCCCCATTTTTTATAGTGTAAGATTTGTATGGTTACTATGGCCGCTATTAGAAGATGGGTAATTTTAGCTCGTGAGCCTCTAACACCCGTCTCATGGCAATGTCATAGTATTTATCGTCTAATTCAATTCCGATGCCCCTACGCCCTGTATTGGCGCAAGCGACCATTGTTGAGCCACTACCCATCGTGCAATCAAGGACGCAGTCGCCCTCGTTGGTATAAGCTCGGATAAGATATTCCATAAGGCGTATAGGCTTTTGTGTCGGATGGTTTACTTTCTCTTTTGAATTAGAGACAACGCTTGGAATGGTAATCACATTACCCTGCAATTTGCGGTCTGCGTCAAACGTATGCCAATCCCTCGGAGGGTACTCAGTTGCAAACGACACATTGGGCTTCTTGTTCGTGCTCCACTGCTTACTATTACCTTTCTGCGCCTGACGCACTCTATCCGATATGCGCTCGGTGTATTGGGGATTGAATGTGTATCTGCCATTCGCGAACACTACAATATCCTCGGAGTACTTCAAGTGCCTTATCTTTGCATTGCCGATATTGCTTGGTTTATGCTTTACCCATGTCAGCTTTTCTTTGAATATCCTATAATTGCTAACAATAAGCGAAGATGTGAACGGTTCGGTGGCAAACAACACAATCGCCCCCTTGCAGATGCGGCTGAACTCACTCCACATCGGCTCGAACGGAATGATATTATCCCAGCTACATGAGGTCGTACCATAAGGTAGGTCACAAATTATAGCGTCCACGCTCTTATCCGCAATCGTGGGCATCCACTCCAGACAATCTCCTTTATAAAGTTGTATATCGCCTTTTGTAGTCATTTTTTATACTGTTGTTTTTTGTCATTATTCTACTCGTTCAACCATGTCTATTCCAATGTTTGCGAGCAAAACATCCGCTCGTGTTTCAGTCTTGAAGAAATAGCCGTTAAATCGTTCTCTACGGAGGGATCATAAATACCGGCCCGCACGGTGTCGTTGATGAATCGGATGATCTCACCCAGTTCACGGTCCGTGTCCGCTACCATATTCCGCCAGTCCACAACGCTTAACTGCTCCTCGCACATCGAATGCCGCAGAAACTGTGAGGGCGCATGAAAGGGGACATCCCCAGCCTGTACAATCAATTCCCCGACCGTATCGCTTGCCTCTTTCAAAACATCGTATATTTGATCGAACTGCAAATGCCACGAGCGGAATTTCTCTCCTTTCAGTGTCCAGTGGCGCCCTTTGACGTTGGTTTTGACAATTTCGAGCGTACAGAGCAACTTTTGTAATTCCTCGGTCATATTTCGTTATATTTAATACGGGTAATCATCTTCATTTATTGCGCTGGCGTGTCCGGTGGACGGGGCTTCTGATTTCAGTTTGGCCCTCCGCCCACTGCCGCAGAAGATGGTGGGCGCTTTTGCGTCGAACTCTTCTTTAGTTTTACGAACAACGACAAAATGGCTGTTCCCATACTGATCTACGCCTCCTTTGACGGCAATGACCGACAAATTAACAACCATTCCCACCTTGCCGTCCTGACGCGCAACTTCCCTGATTCTATCGCGTGGAATTTTGTCTAATCGCAGGACAATATTGATAATTTCACTCATAAATTGATGGTTATTATGAAACAAAGATAGGTTTATCCGTAGTAATTCAAAACAGGTTGCCTGTCCGTTCGATTTCATTTTCCAGAATCTCTTCCGCCTTGCGTATGTCCCGCTGCAACTCCTCCAGCCGGGTGATCTGTTCTTCACTCATGCGTGGACACCCCGAGAGCCAGCTGCTGTAATTGGGCGTACTAATTTTGCCGCAGGCGATACTCCCCACCCGCAGACAGTAATCGTAATACTTTACAAACTCATCTTCCGGAGCGTCCCGGTCTATGTCGGTGATGATGTCCTCCATCCGAACTATATAGTCCGCGCATTCGGCGATCCCGCCGACATCGCCGCCGACCCAGCTCCGCGCGGCATCCTCATAATCGTAGCCGTGTTTCTCGCAAAAAGCCTGCAAATAGGCGTTGCAGGCTTTTTCGTAGTCTGATTTAAGTTTCGTGTTCATAAATATTCTTGGTTAGTTACTTGGTTAGTTACTTGGTTAGTCAAAATGCACAGAGCATCTTACTCGTTTTCGAGAATCGGCCGCCAGCCGATGACCATATCGTCATCTAAAGATCCATTGTTCTCGTGCCAATGATGATTCCGGCCCCCATTTGCTTTGTAAAAGGCAATGCAGTATTCACGGCATAATGTTGTTTTAACTAAAACATCTCGATTATCATTTGGCAGCTCCACCTTCGGGTCACGCCAGCGGGTCAATTCATCGCGCTCGGATTGGGCACCTGCGGAAAAGCCATTTATAAAGCATGTTGAGTATAATTCCCCCTCCTTGTATTCATAGTCAAGCCATGCAGCATTTGCTCTCTCCTTAATTGTTTTCATTCCTCGTTCAGTCTTTGTTTGAATGCGTTTAATACACTGCAATCGGGGCAATTTCCCCTATTACTTGTTTGTATTGAGTAAATTGGGCAATCCTTGCAAAATGATTCGATCGCTTTATCCCGCATCCTTTCCTCGGCCTCCTGCTCGGCGAGTTCGGCTGTATGGCTCATTGATGCTCGTAGCTGCCATTTGGCGTGGTCGCTCATCTCTATTGCAAGATGATTCAAGCATCCGTCGATAAATTCCTTTGCTTTTTTGCTTTTCATGGCTATTCGTCGATTATAAACCAACCGTCATGCAGGAGTTGTGCGCGGCTAATTCGGGATTTGAGGATAGTTCGATGTACCCGCCGGCATCGGGAGCAAACAATATCATGCACCACGTCGTATCGGTTGGGTTTGTTTTGGCGGCAGAACCAATTTCGGGGCGATTTGACGCAATATACCTCCTCGAAATCCTTATGCCCGAACCAGCGGCAGATAAGGGGCAAAAGCCATTGTTTCATAGTCCTATTCATTGCTCGCCTCCTTTCAACAATTCGAGGTTATCGTGGATGTTACCAATGACTTCTTTTCCAAACTTATAAATCCAATCCTGATCCAATCTTAAATAACATAATTCCTTTCTATCGATCAAGGCTCCCATAAAAGCTGCGTTGCCGGTATGGTAAAAGATTCTATGAGGGCGAGTTTTATCCTCGGACAATGGAGAGCGTATCACATCCCCCTCGTAAATCTCCTTACCGTTCTTGTCTTTCAGCCCCGTAAACTCGCCGACGGTAGTGGGATCGACCTCGTTTGCATAATCGAATATAAAATAGCGCCCATTCAAAATGACAAGGCTGCCATACAACCACTCTCCGTTGTCGAGGCGCTTGCCCCGGAATTTAATTTCTCTCATATTTCAAAATGTTTCAAAATGTTTCAAAATGTTTGAAAGTTTTGCAATGTTCTACTTCGTAACAAAAACTCGTATCATAGTTAGAATAGTTCTTGTTGTTTATTATGAAAGCCTATCCCCATACAAGCCATCCCGATTTCATTACTTGAGAATGTAGTTATAGGGTTCACGGAGCAGGGAAGCGACTGAAATCTACACCAGTCACCGTCGCAATGTTTACAATTTAAGCAAACAGAATCGGGAGTGCTCCAATATTCAACGATCTCAAACCCTCCGTTATCACGGCATAACTGTTTCCATTTTTCCCATCGTGAACGGCGCATTTTATCGGGCATCTTGCTTTTGTTCTCACCAAATAATTCAATCCATCTAATTCCAAGTGTTACAGCTATCATATCCCTCATACTTAAACCTCGCCGACCTTGTAACGACTTTTGATCTCCATCAAACTCTCCCCATTATTGGCTATAATTTGAATGAAGTCCGCAAAAAAACGAGCCTCATCAATACGATCGCCCGGCAACAACGGATATCCGCCTATGATCCGCCTCGTCATAGTCTTACGACCCTCTATGACCGCTTGCGTCAAGCCGTAGCGATCGTTGAACATTACTTTTTTCATTTTCTCTTTCCTTTTAGCTCCGCAATGCGGCGGAGGATATATATTTTCATTGCTTCTGATTTAAGTTCATCCGAAGTCATCGCAAAATGCCATAGATGCGCATATTCATCCGAATTATACCCGTAGCGTATGCCAACAACCGTCCCATCCATATCCTTACGAACTGAATAGACACGTATCTGACAACGCCCCTCCCGCCTCAGTCGGCGCAGTAGTTTGGTTTTCATATCTTCTCATATTCGTTTATCGTTTCAAAAATCCGCAATGCCACCTGCGGGACTATGGCGTTTCCGCAGGCTTTGACGGCTTCCCGGCGCCATCGAGGAAAGGCGATACCAACCAATTCACCGGGAAACCCATCATCTCCGCCACATACAGGGGGTTGAGTCGGGAACCCGTTCCAGTCCGGTATTCGTCGCTTTGCATCGCTGTTTTGGGTAGTCCGTTGCGTATGCCCTGACTGGCAGGAAGCGTTACATTCTTCGCATCGTTGGCGGTCGGAGTAGGCAACAATCCCATTTTCGACGCCATTGCCAGCGTCGGACGTTCCGACGCATTCGGGGAGAGGCTTTTGTTCATTCGGCCGCTTTCTGCGTCTATCGCCGTCGGGGTGGGCAACAGGCTCAACGGCATAAAAACCATCTTCCCGTTCACGCATCGTTTCAGTCCCTGCGTCTGTACGGTGGGCAACAAACCAGCATCTGTCCCGACGGTGGGGAGCGCCGACACCGCAAGCCGGTATAATGTACGGCTGCACCTCGTATCCTGCCGCCTCCAGGTCAGCGCACACCTGTTCGAAGACCAACCCTTCCGACCAATTAACGATTCCGTAAACGTTCTCGCCCACGACCCAGCGGGGTCGAACAGTCCGAATAACGTCGAGCATCGCGGGCCACAGGTAGCGGTCGTCTTCTGTACCTCGCCGCTTTCCTGCGAGGCTGAACGGCTGGCACGGCTACGGGAACCCTCCGGTAAGGACAATGTCCTCATTCCTCCAGAGGGTTCCGTATCGTTTTGAAAGTTCAACGTCAATTGTCTCATAAGTCAAGGTGTGTATATCATCGTGATGGTATGCTTCGGGAAAGTGATATTGTAGTACCCGCCGACAAAAATTGTCTATTTCACAAGTAACGAGCGTCCTCCATCCTGCCCAATGCGCGGCGAGGGCAAACCCTCCTATTCCCGAAAATAGATCTATGTGTATCATTTTTTTCTTTCGATTTGATGCCTTCGCGTGTGTTCCGCTTTTGGGAAGCAAACCAAATTATCCCTGCGATTATCGGATTTATCCCCGTTTATGTGATGGACATCCCAGCCGTCTGGTATATCGCATATTTCTTTCTCCCAAATGTAGCGATGCATCAAGCATCTGTCGTCGGTAGTGAGGGCATAGTAGCCATTACTCCGCAAGGTGAATTTTTTACCATCGTAAATCTGGAAACCGCAAGGTATAGAAGTTCGTAGTCTGAATCCTCGCTTTTTAAATGCCTTATAGACGCATTGTCTTGTAACGCCTATACTCTTGGCTGTTTCTGCCAGCGACATCCCTTTTGCGTACATCTCGGCATATGCCTTGTCGTATATTGAATTTCTATGCGCTCCCATAACTCAGAAATTTTTCAATACCATTTCAAGTCTTTCATCAACCGATTCAAGGGAACACGACTCACCGCGGGAATACGCAATGTAGTCCCGGAGCAGTCCTTGTGAGAGGATATAACCGTAGGCTTGATTTTTGGCTTGTTTCTCAATGAGAAACTTCGAATAGATGGATTCGCTCGTGTCGTGAGCTGGACGGTTTGATCTGGGTGTAATTTTCCCATTCAAACATTTTTCTCTGGTGTTGGACATAACCGAAAATGTTTGTCGGGCGGAAATGAAAAACGGTTCCGCCTTTCCCGTTGTCCTACACCAGAGCGGCAGTGGGCGCATTAACGCTCCACACGGGGGTACGAAACCGTGTATATGTAGCGTCAGGGCATAAAAAAATGCCCGCTACAAACAGGCAGAATACTCTGCCGCTCTGAATATAGGACGCTACAAACATACAAATCTTTGGCATTCCTGCAAAATTTATCGGCTTCCCGTATGCCACTCGGCCGCCAGATCGAAAAGCATATAGGTCGCATTCTCGCAACTCGGCAGCCGCGTACTCATCGCGCGTGTCTGATATTCGTTCGCCCGCATAGTTATTTATAGTTTTTTTGGTTAAACTTCCTCTCGACCAGATCGCACAAATCCAGGTACATCGCATCGGCATTCTTCTCTTTCACTCTCTCCCGGAACCCCGCTATATCCGACAGCCAGCAGCCGCAACGGACATAAATGCCGTCTTGCAGGTTGAAAAAGTAAACCTTGCTGCCAATCCGAGAGCCGAACCCCACAAAAGCCAGGAAAGGATAATCGCCGATATATTCGCCTTTCCCTTCGAAGGAGCACTCCTCGCCGAAGGAGCACCACTCACCAAAGGAGCACCGCTCACCGAAAGAGCACCACTCGCCGAAAGAGCAACACGCGCCGAAGTAGCACCGCTCGCCGAAGGAGCACCGCTCACCAAAGGAGCACCGCTCACCGAAAGAGCACCACTCGCCGAAAGAGCAACACGCGCCGAAGTAGCACCGCTCGCCGAAGGAGCAACACTCGCCGAAAGAGCACGCCCTGCCGAAGGAGCAACTTCCACCGAAAGAGCACCACTCACCAAAAGAGCACGCCCTGCCGAAAGAGCAACACGCGCCGAAGGAGCACCACTCACCAAAAGAGCACGCCCTGCCGAAAGAGCACGCCCTGCCGAAGTAGCACCGCTCACCGAAAGAGCACCACTCACCAAAAGAGCACGCCCTGCCGAAAGAGCACGCCCTGCCGAAGGAGCACCGCTCGCCGAAGGAGCACCACTCGCCGAATATTTGTATATCACTGTAATCCCCCGAGGGGCATTGTTTGATTCCGTCGATCACCTCGAAGGCGTCGAAATCCGCTTGTGTGTATTTTTTCATTTTCGTTAATCTATTAAATTCAATTCGATGATTCCGTCTATTTTGCAACCTTTTCCGCTTTTTTGTTGATAAGCGATTTGATAAACTCCGCAGCTTTGGCATCTGTTACCGGGTGATCGCTGCCCATAGCCTCGGCTTGCCGTATCGTACGGTTCTCGCAGGCATTGCATCGATCCTCGAAATATGTCTGAAACCAACCGTATATGATCGATCCGTCTATTCGTCCGTACAGTTGTCCGTATTGCCCTCGTTTGGCATTGGTAAATACCAGGTTTACATCGGCAAGGTTCAACGCCCAGAAGTCATCCAAAATCATGTAGGCCGTTTCCGTTACCTGTGCGTCGTTCATCTTGGCTGAAATATTGAAAAACTCCTGTACATTGACGATCCAAAGTACCAGATATGCAGCCGTCCATTTTTCGCCGTATGTCGCTCGCAATACAGATAACACCGGCATTTGGGATTCGGCACAAGCCACGGCCGACTGCATACGGCGGCAGCTACTCTGTATTGCCGCCACTGAGTAGCGTTTCAAGAACTCCACGTTTGAAATCTTCGCTAACGCCGTTGTTGGCGGTTTTTTTGCTAATTCCGTTGTCATTGTAAACTTTGTTTTGCGGGCTGTTGATCGAATTTGTGAGCGTTTGCCTCCAGTTGATAGTCTTTGTGCGCTGCTTTCGCTTATGCTGCCATCCGGCTTCCGTTGCCCAGAAGTTTACGCAAGCCTTTTCGAGCGAGAGGGCAATGTTGAGATTCGGGTTGAAACGTTGTTGCGTCGAAATCCAAGCGTCATCCTGTAGGAGCGTCTTATAGGCCTTGCGTAACTCGTTTTTGTAAATCTCAAAATCATCGCGCCACGTCAATATCCGAGCTTCTTCAATCCCTGCATCATCCTTGCGGAGCGTCTTACGGGATTTGCGTTTAGGAAGATCGGATTCGGGACTGTCAGTTTCCTCGCGCGCACCTGCGTTATAGTCTTCTACCGGGTAAGAAATAATATTATCTCTCACTCCAGTATCTTCTACGCCAGTAGAAGTACTGGTAGTAATATACTCCTTATCCTCTCCTTTTATAGTCACTGATCGTTCAGTGATCGTTCCGTGATCGTTCACTGATCGTTCCGTGATTTCATTTAATGCACTGTCTAACAATTCTTTACGTATATTTACATCCTCCAGATTAGGTCTGTTGATTACTTGATGACGGGAAAAGGTTGGCAGATAATAGAATCTTTCCGACTTAACGGAAAGCAGACTAATAAATCCGGTTTCTTCGAGCATCTTCAACCAGCCTTCGAATTGCTGGAGTTGTATTTTGTCGTAAGGGAATATTTTAGACTTCAGCCAAACGGGGTCGGCTATTACTACGCCCAAATCATCGGCAAAATTCCAAAGTCCGATGTAAAGCAGCCTGGCATCGCGCGATAAGCGGCCGATCTTCAGATCATCCCAAAATTGTGGTTTTATGGTTCTGATTCTGGCCATACCATATTGTCATGCTTGTTTTTATTTTTTTGTAACCGTGTTGTTTCAATAACCGTTCAATAACCGGCAAGGGGTTCGGAATACATCCGACCATTTTGCGGGGTTTGTTATCCGTCGTCATTCTTCGGCGTTGTATAAACTCATAGGATTTGCGGCAGCCATTCCATACGGCGCGTATCTTTACGCTCCCCGGAGTGCGATTCAACAAGCAACCTATATATTCGTTGTCGTTATCGGGATAGAGTTCTTTCAATGTTTCCAATTCCTTTTCCGACCATGGGGGATATGTCTTTCTTGTCGTCATGCTTGGGATATTGTTTAGGGAATGGATGCCCGCTGTTGCCGTGCCAGGAGCGCCATTCTGGACGTTATCTCCTGTTTGTATTTCACGGCTGCCAGCACTGCCTCCCGGATGCGACCGATGTACTCCTCATCTCGCGGGATGCGGAGAATCTTGACGGCCAGCAGCGGGTTGGCGCACCGGGGATCATAGCTTACGAAGTCGCACCATCGTCGTCCTGTCGCAAAGTAGTTGCCTTGTATCTGGGCGTAATATTCGGGCTTTTCGCGTCGCAGATCGTCCGGGGTAGCCATAGCCAGAACCGACCTTGTTATTGGCCATATTATCGTATTATTTCAGTTGTTTATCAAACACTTCATCATCTTCTTTGTTTACAATTTTAATCGTTCTTTCTCGTAGCTTATCATAGTGCGAAGGTTGTCGCACTGATGCTTGCAAGCGGCATTAATACGGTCCAACCACTTCTCCAGCGCGTTTAGTTCTGCCGCCGAGCTGTTCACTAATTTCGTCGCCAACGATGGTGACAAACTGATAATCGTTTCTTTTTCATCGTGAAACAGCGTGGCCACCGCTGCGTCACGCATTCCGACAACCTCACTCAACAATTCACCGCTGCGAGCGTAATAAACACCCAGCTGGTCCAAACGCTCTATCATGGCTTCGATATTGGGATTATTCATACATTCAAGAGCCATCTGAATATTCCGAGCTTCCTTCCGTATTTGTTCGATTCTTTGCATGGCGTTTAATTATTTTTTTATACAGGATTCTACCCATACGGATAGCATTTAGTCCTCGGATAGTCGAGGCATCGCAAAACTCCAGGTCACGCAGAATACGTACTATTTGCCGAATCTCCCAAGACTTGATTTCATAACCGATCATGGGATTCCGAATATTAGAATGGAAGGTCATCTACCCTATCCGCCGGAGGCATATCCACAACACTCTCCGCCGTAACCGGTATCGAACTAAAGTTTATGGCCTTACCGCGTCCAATGAAAACACGGGGTACTTTCGCCTCCCGTTCCTCCTTGGTCTGACGCATAAATACCGAATGGGTATTTTCGTAGGAATCCGGTTCCCGGAGCTGCGAAACGCATACGGCGATATACTTCTTGCCATTCTTGGCGATTTTAATTTGATCGCGGGGAATATCCGAAACGCAAATCGATACATTGATAAGTTCTGACATAGCTACGGTTGTTTTTTGAATGTTGTTTTGATACTCGTTTTACTACTTCGAACGGGCGGGTAAAGCATCTCACCCGTTTGGGGATCGGCAAGCCCGGAAACAGGCAGTTGCCGAAGCATTGTTTCTCGCTCTTTAATGTCAGCTTTCAAGGATTCAAGAGTTGCGTACATATCATATAACTTACTGTCACCGCAATTCGCATAATCGTATTTGACACCGACCTCGGCTTCTTCCAACCGGCAATCCCCGAATTGGTGCGATTTCCCGTATTTGGATAATTCGCGGAGTGTGATGTCCCGGATCTCTTCATTATCCTTGAACGCCTTGATTGCCGCTTCCATCCTGCTGATATTGACATGGGCCGTTATCGGGTCAATATCCCCGTTTACAACAGCCCTGACCGCCCGGGCGGTCAATTCACTGACCGAGACCGTTTCACAGAGCAATAATGAATTATTTTCCATGCCGAGCCATCTTATAAGAATTAAACAAAGCCGCATAACGTTTAAGCACGTCAGCATCGGCGTCATAAGATTTCAGAAGACGTGCGGCAATATCGAAATCTGCCGCATAGCCTGAAGCGGTCCATAAGTCATAACCCCAATTAAGCAGACAATCGCACTTGATCGGATCGTCAAGCATATCTGCCGTAATCCGATGCTTTGCCCGGGGTGTATCGGGCCGGGCCGAAGCGAGAGGGTCCGGAGCAGCTGCCGCGCATTTTGCTGACATATTGCTCGATTTACCCTTGAATACATCGGCACCAATCCCGAGCCAGGACCCGATCTTTGTCAAAGCATCGGTTGTAGCCCCCTTGTGGGCATCACCCAAATCTGAATTATCGTTGCCTCCATAACATTCATAATAGATACCATATTCAGGTATCTCGAATGTTACCTTGACAACCACCATCTTATTATCTCGGGCAACCTGTTCGGAGCGGACACGCCAGCTACCTACTCCGAATACGTCATTCATACGCTCGGTAACGTAGATCGCTTTGATCGTGGACAGGTAGTTCTTTGTCGGATGCGGCGATATTGCCTCTGAAGGCAGTGGCCGATCCAGTAATCTTTTCTGTTCTTCGGATATTTTACGCAGTTCCATATTCTCAATCTCTGTCGGTTATCACTCGTGATGCGAACTTTTTAGAATCGCTATACCGCATCATATATTTGGTTTCCTTGCGTATCTCGGCAGCCGAAAGTTTTCGGGACCATTCCCCGTCAGATACGATATGATTCGGATCAGCGATTTCGTAAATCTCGATTCTCGTTTTCATGTCAGCTATTTTAAAAGTTCATTCAGTTTCTTCATCACCCGGGGAACCTCCTCGTCCGTGGCCGTACACCAGGCGCTCGCTATGCTCGTTTCTTCCCGTATCGGGACGTCGATCCATTCCGTCATTCCCATCGAATGCACCGCATCCTGTCGCTCGGCTTCCACCGTATAGCGTCCTTGCACCGCAACGCCGTGATATTCTATCTGAAAGTCGAAAGATTCCATAGGACCCGAAAATGTCCTTCGGGTGATGTAATCGGCGATGCGTTTGGCGAAAGTCCGAATCTCCTGATCGGTCAGATGAATTGTCGTTTGCGGCCGGTTGAAACGGGTGCTCTCGAAGAAGTAATACTCTTCCGAGGGTTCTTTCCGAGTGGACGGCGGCATTTGAGCCGTGTCGGTGACGTAGTAGGAAGTATTCATCGCTGTTCGAAAATTTCATTCAACAGATAGCGGGTGATCCGCATACGCCGGGGACCGGACAGCGCCCAGCCGAACACCAGGCAAACAGGAACGGAAACTACTACGAGTGTAATTAAGTGTGCCATACTCTTACCGAATTTCGACCCGATAGACACGGGGTCGGTTTTGGAGTTTATATGCCCGGCGGCGGGACTTGTCGATCATCCGGCGCACCTTGCTCTTGAGGCGGTACCACGCACGCCAGAGGCGGCCCGCAAGCGTGCCCCACAGACTTTTGACTGTGCTTTCGGAAAAGAAGGTTTGCATGTTGGTAAAGATTTACTTGTGGATGATATTTGCTGTTATTCTGCTGCTTCGACAAACTCGCCGCCTTTCAGTTGATAGAAAACATCCTCCTTGAGCGATTTCCCATCGATCTGTGCAGACCTTACGCACACTGGTTTCAGATCCTCGCCATATTCAGCGAGGGTAATCCAGCTACCTTTCTTTGCCTTTATTTTTGAATCTATACCTATGGCTGCTACAACAGCATTGTTACCTTCGCTTTCGATCTTTGCGAGGTCGCCCGAGGAGCCGATCTTTGCGCCGTAGCCCGAGGAGCCGATCTTTGCGCCGTCGCCCGAATTAACATTGTCGGTCGGACCCTCTTTGATGCACTTCTCGTAAATGAAATCTATACCAGCTTTAATGAATCCTTTGAAATCGAGTTTTGCCCCGATGTGAATCTTTGTCGTCGCCGTTTTATCTGAGTCGGAATGACATCGCCCCAAAGCTGTTACATGATGCACAGGGATGAACTTGCATTCATCATCCAGCATATCACGATAGCTAAGGACAGAGAACGGTGATTCGCAGAAATGAAAGCCTCGATTACAAACTTTCAACTCAACATCCTCTTCGTAAGTCTTGCCCTCCTCGAATTTGAAGCCCAGGCAGGTCATATCTGCATTGAACCCTTTAAATCCATCGATATGTTTTTCTTCGCCGAACTCTTGCGGAAGTACCACGTTATCGCCGAACGAGACGCTTTTGAATACTTCCACAATCTCTTCGACCGAGAATCCAGCGATGCCGCATCCGATCTTGGTTACATAGAAAACCTTATCGGTATTGTACCGTGTATAGTCTGCGAATCTCCGTACCGATCGCGTCAATTCCTCGGTAGACACCTTGTCCATCTGTTCATCGAGCGTAGGGATAGCGTAGGACTGGCCCTGTAAGCCCTCGCCGTGCCCCATGATCGCGCCGAACTTCTCGACCGCGACACGAGCTGCGCCGCCAACGTGGTTACCGGCCTTATTACTGCCGAATACAAAGACCTCGTTCTGTTTTAATTTGGAAATGTTCTCTGGGGTAAATACTTTGTTTGACATTGCACGTAAATTGTTTTGATTAAAATTTGCACCCTGTCGTCATCGAAGACCACGACTGAATCGCAGGGTATATCGCTACCGGCTCCCCGAATTGCTCCGGATCGTCGCCTGCTTTTTGGTATTGATCGGCCTAATATCCGCCCTTCTGCGCCAAGTCGCTCGCCGGGTTTTACATCCCTTCGGATGGTTCTCGTATTTCAATGAACCGCTTATTCGTTCCAGCCTTTCTGCCTTGCGGCCGGGGTTTATGGCAGGCTTTAGGACCCCTACGGCTTCCGTGCCGTCCTTTGCGCCCGCACCGGGACATTCAACCCGATACGGACTTTGAAAATCCGCGCCCGGAAATGGCAAACTCAACTAATCTCAACTCTTAACCTTACTCGAATGAAAGAACTTGGGCGCGGATAGGTGCTCGATTGATTCGCTATTGGGGACGGCTCAACGGTTGTCCGACGGGGCGTGCATTTCTGGGCTGTCCGTCCAGAGCCCTCCACTTGACACGCTCGATTTCCATATACCCCTCATCCCAATTCATGCGGAGCAAAAATTTCATTTTTTTTTCCCTCTTGCATCTGCAAGCCGCTGAGTTGATTGAATAGTAATCTCGTACTTCTACCGGGAGGATTACCGTTTCGCCCAACTCTATCGCCTCCAGCGTTCCGATGTAATCCTTGCGCATCTTGTATTCTCCGAATTTCAATTCTTTTGCTGTTTCCATACTATTTCTTAGTTTTCTTTGTGCTTTACACCACAAAGTAAATAAAAAAATAATTCTCCTCCAAATTATTTCTTGGTTTTCCCTGCGTTTTACACCACAAAGAAATATTCGCCTATAAACAATTCGCTGTAAAACAGTGTTTTACGCGCTTTGCGTCAGTCGCCGTAATACCGGCCTGCATCGCCGTACGAGGCCAGCGGGTGATGCTGGACTCGGTATTTTTGGACTTGTCGTATTGATAAGTTTCCCTACGTTACTCCTTTTTGCTGGCGTTTGTTTCGCTCTGGCGACGATCGCGGAAAACGCTCTTATGTCTAAAGCCGTATTGGAATCCAAATATGATTTTCGTGAGGATAGTAGATATTGAAACCGAAGCTATGGAGAATGTCTGCCGCGTGATCCAAAGACCCGTAACAATTAAAAATCCCCCGGCTCATCATCTGATGACAGGCCGGGGGCGGTCGGAACGAATTTACAGACATTGAAAGACAATGCAAAGATAGGTTTACCTCCGAAACATCCAAATATTTTTACAGCGCCGGGATCAATTCTACTGCTTCCCGGCGTTTTTGATCTACCAGTTTGGCGTATATCTGGGTCGTGGCGATATTCGAGTGACCGAGCAATTTGGAAACGGTATAAAGGTCTGCCCCGTATGTCAGCAACATCGTCGCGTAAGTGTGGCGGGCGCAGTGAAAGGAAATCGGCTTACATATCCCGGCAGCTTCAACCAATTTTTTGAGTTTTACATTCATCTGTGCATTGGAGTTTAGCCGTTTGAAAACCTTATCGAATGCCGTATTTCGTCCTGAAGGCAGAAAGCGCATCGCATTTTCGGACAGCGGCACCACAATGCGGGATTGTGTCTTCTGTTGTTGGAGATGAATTTCATAACCTCCGTCCGGGGATTCGACGATATGCCACCAGCATAGCCGGGAAATGTCGGAATACCGCAGCCCCGTGAAGCAGGCGAAAAGAAAAGCGTTTGCGACGACGGCACAACGGGGATTGGCAATGGCAGCGGCTTCCAACTGCCGTAGCTCGTCTATTGTAAGATATTCCCGTTCTCTTACGTCTAACCTGGGCCTGTCCTCCTTGTCCAGCATTGCGGCGGGATTCTTGTCGATCAGCCCGGATCTGACTGCCCGATTTAAGATATTGCCTAAACGCGCCAGAATAACGGAAGAACTTGACCCGCGTATTCCGCAGCGATCGAGATAATCTATAAAATTCTGAATGAATCTTTTATCTACGGAGGCGAGTTTCTTGTTAGGACCTGCAAAGGCTTTGAGATGCGAATACAAAGAACCTAAATTTTGGGCGTAGCTCGTGGAACCTCTGTTTATGTATCCTTGCCGCTCCTGTTCGATGTAATCGAGGAGCTTTATTTTTGTGTCGGCCGTCGAGAAGTTGTATTCTCCACGCTGCAAAGCTACAATCCGTTCGGATTTCAACGTCGTGGCAATAGCAAGCGTTTCCTTGTTTCGGGCTTTCGCTTCCTTCGTGGTCTCTGGAATAAGGTACAATTTCAAAAATTCATATTGCCGAATCCCGTTCCAATAAATATCCAGGTACAGCGATTCGCTTCCGTCCTTGAGCGGTTTCGACCGGAGGCGTACCGGCTCCTTTACTTTTGGCTGCTTCATCTTTCAATATACTGTTTGTTTCGTTGCAATGTTTTTTGCGTGCTTTTCAGGAGCGACCCCTTTTGCGTGCTTTTTTGTTTGGACGGTACAGAGGTAAACGCTGCATTTGCAGAGTGAATTATCGTACCTTCCCCTGCGTGCCCGCTTCGGATCCCTGGCCGCCCTCTGTATCGGAGGGCTTTTGTTTTTGGTTGTTTGATCCCGGCGGTCGATTCGATCGCAGCCCCTTAAAGAGCGCCGCCGGGAAGTTATTACAATGCTAACAGTGTGCGCAACTCCGATTCCTTGCGCTTGCTGAATATCCAGCCAGCCCCACAAGACAGGCGCGAATTGAAACGGCCGCCGATTTTCTTCAGTTGCTCGGATATTGGCTTCGTGTTGCCGATTACCGCAATAGCTTTTTCGGAATAGTCCACTAACTGAAGGCCCTCCACGGTGACCGGGTCGGCCTCGGTCTTCGTGTTTGTCTTTGCTGCTGGCTTTGCCGGTTTCGGCTCAATTCTAACAAATGGTTTATCCCATTTGCCTATATAATACCTATCGTAAAAACCCCGGTCGAAATAATCTATCATTCCGTCGCTATCGTCGTAGTTGAACGATTGTGTAAATGCTTTTACTTTCGATATTACGCGGAATGCCTCAGGCGTTACGGCCTCTTCATAATCTCCGTGCTGCGTGTATCCGTGTTCCACATCGTAGGGGTGTTTTTCTTTCCATCCCTCCGAAAACACATTGAACGGCGCCGCCATAAGTGCTACAGTCAAGGATTGACCGCCCGAATAGCTTTCAGTCGTTACGCTCCATTTGCACGCGCGCAATTCCGGGTCTTTTTTTATGTATTCGCGGATATATCCGGATACTTCTTTTACGGGTAAAAAACGATCTTTCGGGCAATTACTCCCCGTCCAGGCATTAGGTGTATAGCCTTCGGGATTCTTATAAATTCCGGGTTTGATATAATCCGATTTGGTAAAATAACCGATCGCGGAACCGCATTCGTAATTAAATTGGCGGGCGTTTGTGTTTTCGTTCTGGTAATTCGTGTTGTTTTTCATATCTTCGCCCCTGTAACGTCGGATGGCTAACCGTTTCTAAGTTGGTTAAACGTTGTTATTTATTGGGGTGATTTGTAAGGCTTGCAAGTGTTACAAGTCACTCCGTTTTTTTAAAATAAAGCCCGGAGGGTCGGCAGCTCCTCCAGAACTGCCAACCCGGAACCCGAAACAATTCGAAAACTCATTTGTCCGGGCTTTTATTAAGCGGATCAATTAAAATAGGCCGATCCGCACAGCACGCCCCAGCCTTACCCGCTGGGGCTTTTGTTATAATTTCAAAGAACATAATTGGTATTACAAATATACAAAATAATTACACAATAACAAAATAAAATACAAAGATTTTCAGGCACTTAAATGCTTGAATACAAATGATGGCTTTATATTAAATTTGCAGCGTATTTTTAATACTTATTTTTCCCTAAATTTATTTTATAATATCCCCCCACTACTACAACTAATACTACCAAATACACCCTTTCAATGCTTATATTATACTACCCGTAAATTATAATAATCTACATAAAATTTCTATTTCTATTACCTCCCAATAATGTAGTAAATTGTAGTAGTTTTTTAATACTCCCAACAAATTACATTTTAATTCATGTAGGGAGATCGGCTATTTGTTACTCTTTCACCCTTTTGCGGTTGCTTGTCTTGCTTGTTTTTGTTACTTCGTTGTGTTTGGGGTGTGTATGGGGTGTTTATTGGTGATGTAATACACTGTATTACTGTTTATTGTGTAGTTGTTGGTGTTTGGTTGGTATTCTGTAGAGAAATACAATATATTCCCGGTGTTGGTTTCTCTCTTCGAGAAACCCACACAAATAGCCCGTATTTTGTACAAAGCACACCGGAGCGATAAACTATACCACAGTGTAGAGGAAGTGCCGCCAAATCAAAGAAAACAGGCCTTTGCTGGCGTTTGTCGTTGTGTGGTGTTCTTCGTGTGTCCGTGTACCTCTGCCGGATTCCGGGGTAAACAGCCGGCGCCCCCTCGGCCGTATCTAATGTTCGCTATATTTTCGGACCGGCATTTTTGGGCAATTTTTGGAAAATGTTTTCAGGAAACGGGATTTTGATTTGCGCGTGGGGGTAAAAAATCGGGGTATTGAGAGGTAAACCTATATTTGCTTCGGATAAAAATCGGAATTTATGTTTTTACTTCGGACAGAAGATGCCTGTTTGCAGTTTTCGGCGGATGAGATACGGGGTATACACCTGCTTGTTTCGTCGGAGGATGGATCAGGTCATATCGACATTGAAACGCGGGATGGTAAGTTGTTCAAGGCTGATTTTAGTCGGGGCGATACGGCGACTGATAAATACGCTTTTTTGGTAGCTTATCTTTCCGATGGAGTTGATCGTGTCATTGATTTTACGGATAGCGAATGATGGATTCGGATTCGAAAATAGGTACGGTTGCGGATTTGATCGCGGATTACCCCTCGCGGCAGCGCAAGGTCGAAAGTGATTTTTCGGAAGTCGTTGTGCCGGAGATGTCGGACCGGGCCAAGGCGTCTTTCGAATCGCTGGGGCTTTTGGAGGATGTTGAGATGGTACGTCGGCAGTTGCGTGATGCGAAGACGAAATCAGCGGTCGATGTGTTGAACTCCAAACTTACGGCGATGAAGACGCTGGTTTCGATGTTGAAGCTGGCGAGTGAAACGAATGAGAGGATCGGGGAAATCCGGGACGAGAATGACATTGAAGGCATAGAAATTCATTTAGTGCGTTCTGCGGACGATTCAGGTGCGAAGATTAAATCTTGACATACCCTTAAACCCCAAACAGGTTGCGATGTACAATGCCCTTAATTCGGGGCATTATACGAGTGTTTTGTTTTATGGGGCCTCCCGTTCGGGCAAGACGTTCCTGATTTTGTATTGGATGATTGTTCAGTGCATAGCCTACCGGGCCAATAATCTGATTGTTCGCAATACGTTTACGTCGCTTCAGTCGGGTATGATCCTGCAAACACTGCCTGCGGTATTGAATGCGATCGCCGGATATAACGGGTATTCCTCCTACCAGAAGATCACCGTACAAGGAAAGCCGTTCGCCAAATACAACGGGAAAGATAACCTGCTTCGGTTTTACAATGACGCTTATATTCAGTTTGCATCTATCCGCTCTTCGCGGGACGATGATTCGGGGTTCGACAAGATTCTTTCGACGGAGTGGGGACATATTTTCGTGGACGAGGTTTCGGAGGTGGATCATAAGCCCATTGACATTCTCAAAACCCGTATGGCGCAGAAGATAAGGACAAAGGAGGGAAGCCCGGTTTCCAATATCATGTTGCTTGCCCTCAATCCCACGACGAAGTTGCATTGGACCTACCAGCAATTTTTCCTGCACAAGGGGGCCGATGGTGAGCCGCTGGATGCGGATTTAGTAAAAAAGTCGCTTGTAATGCACTTCAGCGTCGATGATAATCTGGAACATATTTCCGAAGATTATCTGGGTACGTTATCGACTATGAGTCTGATGCAGCAAAGGCGCTTCATGGAGGGTGAGTATGCAGACGAGGGTGAAGGCGAGGTGTTCAAGAAGATCAACTGGGGCGAATTGCCTCCTGCGTCGGAATTTGTGGATTGTATCATTTATACGGACCCGTCGGCCAAAGATCGGGAGGTCAATGACTACAAAGCTTCGGTGTTGTTGGGGCAGGCGCGGGGAAAAATCTGGCTTATCGACGTGCGGGCGGTGCAAGGTACTACCCGCCAGATGCTGGAAAACATCTATGAGCTTTACCGAGAAGCGCCGATTGCACCCCGCATACTGATGGAGAAAAAACAGCTGCCGCTGGATTTCGAGACGACTTTCGAGATGTTCCAGCAAGAACGGGGGTGGGTATGTCCTTTGAATTGGGACACGCGCAATACCGGGGATAAGTTCACTTTTATCGAGGCGACGCTGGAACCTCTGTTCCGCAATGGCAAATTTATTTTCTCTCCTTTGGTCAAGGAGAGCGGCGTATGCGAAATTACCATAGATCAGTTCCTGCGTTTCGCCCGGAACAACAACAAACTCAAGAAAGACGACATCCCGGATGCTTGTGCCAAGGGGGTTTCCCTGTTGTCGCGCGATATGGTCGTTGCGAGAGGGACTTACGGGCATACTTACCTGATACGACGCGGAGGTTGCCAAAAACGCATGTTAAGTTAAAAATATATGGCTGTCATATTTAAGCCGGACCCGTCGGCCTGGCAAAATGAAAGATACTCCGTTTCGGAGGAGGGTGCTGTAAGTTCAGCCCCGGATGCCGCCTGTTTGTCGTGCCGTATAGAAACGGCGGTACTGGAGGAGGGAAGCCGGGTCATATTCCCGCAACACTCCGGGGATTTCGAAGTTTCCATTTTCCTTGTCGCTTCTGATGGCTCGGGGATAGAGCAGATTGCCGACCGTCCTGTAAACGTGGCGGCCGTGACGCAAGCCCTTCCTTTTGAGTTCACGCACGATTACACTACCGTAATTCTGATGGTGGCGGGAACTTCGGACGCTTCTTCCGGCCTTGCGGCTTATGTGTCGGGTGTTCAGGTCAATATTACGGATATGTATTTCCGAAAATCGGAGCTGTTGCAATGGGTATCTCCGGTTCAGCTGCAGGAGTTTGAGGAGTTATACCCCGATATTGTACGGAATGCCTACAATACGGCATTGGCGAACGTGTATGCACAGATCGGCAACTATTACGACATCAAAGATCTGTTGTCCATTACCGACGAGGAGGAGAAAGATCAGACGTTGCTTTGGATTCTCAAGGTATTCACGGCTTACAACGTATGCGCTCCCTCCGTCCAGATCAGCGAGCCGCTGAAAGCGAATTTCGAGCAGGCCAACATCACGCTGAAAGAGCTGAAGGGAGGGCAGGTTTCGATGGAAAACGGAGCCTCCAAATTGCAGGAAAACGGCACGAAAGGCGTGCTGGTTACGATAAATAGACAATATCGAGGATAATATGGCTAAATTTCATACTCCGGCGATCAATCCGTTTACAGTCCCGCAGGTGGTCGGGAATAGTTCTGTCAAATCCCAGTACCTGTTCAACAATTACTATGCGGAGTTCACGCCGTCATATTGGCGTAACGCCATAAATAATGCGTTGAATTACAGTAATCTGGTGTATCTCGATACGCTCTATTCGTGGTGTATTCAGTCCAGCCCGTTTCTGCAATCCCAGATCGAAAAGCGCCTTACTCCGTTGAAAAAGAAAGATTTTGCCTTCAAAATCAACGGTAAAATCGACAAATCGATGACGGAAACATACACCGGCACACGTTGGTTCAAGGGGTTCATGCGGGAACTGTTGTTGTCGAAGTTTTACGGAGTGAGGGTTTTCTGCATCGATACCAAAGATTGGGAGATCGTAGATTTTCCGCTGCGGAACATCGATATTTTCAACCGGGGGCTGCGGAATATGACTTACGATTATTACAGTATTGTCACTGCGGACAAATGGGATAACCTCTTCTATTTCGAGCCTACGACGGACCAGGATTTCAGGCTGGGACTTTTGCAACCCATTTCTCGTGCCATGATCGGGATCGTGGATATGTACAACAACTGGGGCGCTCTGGCAAAAAGATATTCGTTTCCTCTGACTGTAATCGGTTATATGGCCAACAACGAGGATGCCAAGGACATTGCCGTATCGCTGGCCCAGGAACTCGATCCGATGACCATTCCCGTCGTGCCTTTCCGCAACGAATATGCAAACGGGGGTAAAAGTCTGTATCAGGTCGAAGTCAATCCTATCAACACCCAGTCGTATGCGGATGCCTTCCGGGTATTCAAGGAGTATATCAGCGAATACCGGTCGGAGATCATGCAGTTGGTGACCGGCGGCACGCTGCTCGGCGCTACCGAGAAGAATACCAATTCCGAAGAACTGGCACAAATCCATATGAACATGTATCGCGACATTCTGGATGACGATACGGAAAGCTGTCTGGCGATGTTCAATATGCCCGCTACGCTGTCCAAGCTGGCCCGCATATTCAAGGATGACCGTTTTCTTGGGGCGGAACTCGTGGAGATTCCGAATGAGACGATCTCCATCGACACCTTCGAACGCGCCGGAAGCGTCGCAGCCAAACAGGGTATGCGTTTCAAGCCGGAGGTATATGCCAAAATCGGGATGAGCGCCGACGACATAGATACGAAGGTTAATAATTCCTCCTGGGTGAGTTCCCTGACCTCCAAAGTGTCGGATATGTTCAACAAGGGACGTAAAAATAAGAAATCCGACGACAAAAACGAGTAATTATGCCGGATATAGACGATCTCATCCGCAATCTTCGCCAGTTTCGGACGACGGTAGTCCGGGATATTCCGCGACAGCTCGGGCAGGAGATGCTGGAACAGACGCACGAAAGTTTCAAAGAGGAGCGTTTCGCCGGCTCTCCGGGCGGTAAATGGCCGGATCGTACGGCTTTCGGCGGAGAAAGCAACATCAGGTACCCTAAATTGGATTACAACGGCTTTCTGAAGAAGAGTTTCAAGTGGATTTGTCGTATCGGACGCAATGATGCCGATATTTTTGTAGGGACGGACGTTCCATTTGCCCGGGCGCACAACGAGGGCGGGATGCCTCCTCATCATACTGCTTACCGATCGGCAAAGCGGGGCGATGTGCATCGGGGCCGGTGGAAATACGACGGTCCGGTCAAAAAAAGGCAGTTTCTGGGTGTAGGCTCTGTAACGAAAGCGCGTTTCGACCGCCTGTTAGATGCTTTTTTTACCAAACACAGACGCGATTTGTAAGGTAAACCTATATTTGTCCGCAGTAGATAGTCATTGAGTATGCTCGGAGATATTATAGACGCTTTTGTTAAGTCCTTACGCAAAGCTCCCGTAGTTACGAAGGAGAAAATCGCTGTCAGAGCGGTAACGGACGACGGAAGGGGAATCATCAATACGGTTCTTCCGTGCGTTGCCGTGAGTGTGAACAACAGCCCCCGGGCGGATGTGCATATCGGCGGTCTTATCATGGATAAAGTGGCAATTTCTTTCTCCATAATCGCCAATTTCAACGATCAGACGGCGGCTTCGTTCAACGAACAGCAACGAAAGACGCTCAACCTGGCTATGCAGGTCCGCAGTTATATCGAAAAGTCGAAACAGGGAGAGGACTTTGGCGAGCTGATCCGAAAATATAATTTTTATCCTCTTTATCAGGGCTTTCGGACCTATACGACCCAGGCTTTCGATCGGGAAATAGGTACCAGCGTATCAGTCGTAGAGTTGCAGTATGAAACCCGAATCGTGGATTATGCGACATACGACGAACTGCACCCCTCAGAAGAATTACTGGGAGTGACGATTACGGACAAAACGGATGACAGGAACGATCGTGTAACGGAAATAGAGTAAATTATATGGCAACAGTATATAAAAGTATTTTTACCGGTCCCGAGATCGACGCTAAACTTTCCGAAAGGGTACCGTCCACTCCTTCCGGCAGTCCGTTGCACGACCTGTTCGTGGGGGCCGGGGCGGTATGGAATCCCAATACAAAATTTTGGGAGTATAAAGACTTGCTGGATATTACAACCAGTCAAATGGTGGCAATATACAATACTTCGATCGGCCGTTTTTCCTCTACTGATTTATATTGTGCATTTCAAGGTGCGAATATTCGTACCAATCTATATCGCATCGCTCAGCTCGGATCAATATACGGGACGCTCATCAATGCCTCCGCAGCTTTCGCTTCATCGACGATCGAGATTGCGAATCTGGGCCAAGCGTGTTATCCTGAACACATGAGCGGCATGTTCAGTAATGCGGCGGCACTTCGGAAAATCAACGGATATTTGTATGTAAACAATCTGAAAAGCGAAGATTCCCTTCGCAATGCCTTTGCCGGAACAACGAAACTCGAAGAAATTAGATTACGTGGGCTTCGGTTCAACATATCATTCGCCGACTCGCCCTTAATTTCGCTCGTTTCGATGCGACATCTTATCGCTAACGCCGCAAATACATCGACAATTACAGTCATTGTGCATCCGGCCGTGTATGCCAAGTTGACCGATTCATCGCAGACTGACTGGTATGCGGTCAATACGGCGGCGCAGGCTAAACAGATTTCATTCGCTACGGCATAAACTAAAATTTGCTATGAAAGAACAGAAAACAACTTTTACGGAGCAGATCGCCGATGAGGGCGGTTACATCACCCAGGCAGCTGAAATGCCGGACGAAGAGCGGCTTTACCTCACCCGGCGAGTAAAACTCCCCGGGGAGAAATCCGGGACGTGGCGCGATGCCACGGCCGGGGAGCGAGATGAATATATAGCCCGCATGCAAGAGAAATATACCTTTTGGGAGGGATAATCGTGGTTGTGATGTTTGACGGGGTTGCCGATATTTTCGGTGTGGATATACTGACGGTCCGCCGGGCTGCACTGGCGGAAATTATCATCTGGATTGTTATGTTTATCGCCGTAATGGTCGATATGCGGGCCGGGATTCGCAAGGCGCGGGCATTGAAGCTGCCGATCGATTCTCACGGGCTTCGCCGCACCTTTACCAAATTTGGGGACTACGGCAAGGTGACGGCGCTGTTCATGTGCGTCGATGTATTGGGACTGTTGTTCGGGATTTGGTCGATGCCCTATGCGTCGGCCGTGTCAGCCGTGATCGCCGTGTGTATCGAGGCGTGGAGCGTGCGGGAGAATCTCCGGGCGGCTCGGTCGTCGGCAGCGAAGATCGGCGACATCGTGGCTGAATTGGCGCACGCCAAAGACCCCAAAGATATTATCGAATTGCTCCGCACGCTCGACCGTATGCGGGAAGAATCCAAAAAACAGCAGTCGAAATGAAACATTTTACTTTACATGAACTCACTTATTCGGCAACGGCCCGAAAGATGAATTTGGACAATGCGCCGACGGAAGAACATCGCCGCAACCTTGAAGAGATGATCGACCGTCTGATCGATCCGCTGCGGGAGGCGTGGGCCGTGTTGTGTGCGAACGAACATTGGGGAACTCCGGCCCTGACCGTTTCGTCCGGATATAGAGGTTATCGACTGAACAAGGCCGTCGGCGGTTCGGCGACCTCGGCGCATTGCGTCGGCTGGGCCGTCGATCTGGTGCCTAACAACGGACGGCTCCGGGAGTTCAAGTCGTTCTGCCGGGAATGGCTTCGGGGCAAGCGGTTCGATCAGATGATTTCGGAAAACGAGGATGCCGCCGGAGTGCCTCGCTGGGTGCATATCGGGTATAAGAATCAAGATGGGAGGCAGCGAAAACAACTGTTGTCCAAACCGGCCGGAGAGACCATCTATATTCCGATGACCCGATGAAGCTGCAGCAGGTCATACTCTGCGGAATCGCGACGGTGCTCGCTGTCTCTTGTTGTCCCTGTCGTCATTTGACGACCTCGACGCAGGACAGTGTGCGGGTCGAAACCGTCGTTCGTACCGAGTATATCCCGGACACGGTGTTTGTCAAGGTTCCGATTGAAAGTGAGCGTCAGACAGTCCGAGATACAACGAGCCATTTGGAAACGTCATACGCCGTTTCTGACGCTCTAATAACTCCCGACGGGGCGTTGTTCCACTCGCTGGCAAATAAGCCGCAGAAAAAGCCCATACCAACAGAGAAAGAGGTGATATATCGGGACAGTATGATTTACCGCGATCGGGTGAATACGGATATCGTCGAGGTTGAACGTAAATTGACGTGGTGGCAGCAGACGCAGATGAAGGGATTTTGGATCGTCTTGGCTGTTCTTGTGCTGGTATGTCGGAAAAATATTTTTTCCGTTGCGGGAGGTTTATTTAGCAATCAAAGGTAAACCTATATTTGGGCAGGAAATTACGCATTTTGTATGGCAGAGTTAAGGCAGGTATTGAGTAACGAAACGATCAACGATCATAATATGGTCGTTTTGTCCGACGGTATCGACTGGTCGCGTTATGAAAAGAATCCGGTGCTGTTGGAGAATCACGATTGGGATAGCCAACCTATCGGAAATGTCGTAAATATTCACCGGGAAGGCAACGACTGGATCGGTACTTTGAAATTTGCCGAGGGGACGGAGCGGGGTAAAACGGCGAAATACCTGTACGAAAACGGATTTTACAGGGCTGTTTCCATCGGAGGGGTCAGCCGGGAGATAGAAGACGAATCCACGGGAGTTAAATATGCGACTTCCTTCCTTGTATATGAAGTATCGTTATGCTCTCTCCAGTCCAATTCCGATGCGGTTTCGGATTTCAAGGGCGAAAAGGTTATGCTCGCTGCGGAGTTCGCGCCCAGCCAGACGGAACGCATAACAACCTTGTCGGCTAAAGATCATTCACTTATCAATAAATACAAAAGCAACATGACGCAAGAAGACCCTAAAGACGGGACGATCCAGAAGGAGGACCCCGCAAAGGAGGCGACTACTTTGTCCGCTGCGGAGCCTGTCCCTGCGGCAGAAAACGAGGCAGAGCTTCGAACGCTTAATGCGGAAGATACAGAGAGTATCGCCGAGAAGATCGTAACCAAGTTGAAGTCGTTTTTCGGAGCGGCCGGAAAAGAGGCCGAGAAGCAGCCTGAACCGCAGAAAGCGCCGGAACCCGAGCCTAAACCCACGACCCTGGCATCAGCTGCGGAGGCGAGTGTGCAGCATAAGGAGGCGACGAGTGAGGCGGGCAAGGCACAAATCATCGATCCCCACAAAATCAACCTGAAAGCAAGTATGGAAACGAACAAAACACTCCATCAATTCCTTGCCACAACTGAAGGCAAGACGAAATTCAACGCTGCGGCACGGCTGCTTACTGTCGCGCCTACGGACGTTTGCCGTCCGGAGCACGCATCGAAAGTGGAAGCCGCCCGGGAGCTTGCAGCTATCGTAAGCTCAGATGAAGGCTTCAAGGCTTTCATGGGCAATATCAATGTGCGTAATGGCGAAGGCCGGTACGAAAAACTCTCGACGATCGCGGAACGCACTGCCGTAAAGTTGGCCTCCGGCGCCAACTCCTCGGAGTTCGTCTCGACAACCCCGGACCTGGCCGTTGTCGAGTGGCTTTCGCTCTTCTACCAACAGTTGCTCCCGGCCAACACCTGGGCGGCTCGATGCGCCCGCACCAGTGGCTCGGACAAGCAGGGTATCATCTGGGTAGAATCGGCGATCAGTCCGAAAATCTACTACGGCGACCGTGCTCCGCTGAACGTGGCTGACTACCTCTATGATGACGACCCCATTGGTCTTGTCACCAAGGTTTTCTCCCTTCAGCCTATTCTCTGGCAGGCGGCGAATACCGACATCCTCGCCTACGACGATCGTTCGTGGGGGCAGAGCGAAGCCGTGCGCTTCATGGTGAACGCCATCCACAACTACGCCCTCCAGAAGATTGCGGAAGGTGCGGGCGCAAGTGTCCCGATGTCGGGTGTTGCTGCTGATGGCACCGTCAAGCATTTCGCCGCAGCCGATGCCTTCCCGGTGAACTCGACGGCGGCCGGCGATCTGTTGGAACTCTCGCCCAACGACCTTATCAAGGCGCAGACGAAGTTCGTGAACTGGAACTACGACATCAAGGATGGCGACATCGACTGTGTGATGGATGCCGCCTACATGGAGCAGCTTCTTTCGAATCCGTACCTCACGAGCCTGCTGACCAAAACTGCCGGTGAGATGCGTCCGATGTTGGGCAAGTACTCTGCCTTCAACTTCATGTCGCGTTCGACAACTTCGGCCTACGACACGGCGACATCGAAGGTTGTCGATCCTGAACTTTACTGCGACGGCAAGGTTCAGGCGAACGGTACCATTCCGGAATATACCGCGCCGGTACTGGCCGCTACTGCATACGGATTGGCTATTAGCTTCATCCCCTCGCAGGTTATTCTGGCGATGGGCAACACGAACGTACATGTCGTTGCCGATCCGAACTCGTATGGCTGGAAGTTCTCGATGGATATGCGTTTCGGTGCCGGTAGCGCTCGTAAGGGCGGCAAAGGTATCGTGAACATCGTACCGGCTAAATATATAGCGTCCGAACCCTAATTTTTGTGTTTCCCGGCCTTTTTAATGGGCCGGGAAATGTTAATCAATCAGAAAATTATCCACTATGGTAAACTATAAAGACGAGTTTTTTGAAAACCTTCTGATTGTTACGGCGAAATTCGGAAAGGTCTTCATTACGGATGATGGGAATATGTATCGTCAGCAGTGGCAGGCAGAATCCCGTATGACCGACGCCCTTCGGGTCCATAAGCAGGTTCGGTGGTGCTCAATAGAGGAAGGAAAGGAGCCTTTGACTTGTGAAGAACTCGACAAGATGTTTGACGCGCAGTTCGCCAAGTCCATGAGCGCACGCAATGCCTCCCCGGATTCTGAGAAGCAAAAAGCCGAAGTTCCTTCTATGACGCTGGAAGAGGCGCGGGCCGAACTTGCCCGTCGGCGCAATTCCGGACAAGAAGGCGCTAAATCGGGGCGTAAATCGGCATCTAAAGTATAACAGTAAAATTCGATATTATGGCAAGAACAGGTGTAACCGTCAAATTGCAGGATACCGCGATCGGCACTTCTTCATCTAATGAAGGGGTGGCGATGCTGGTGCTTCCCGTATCTTCGGCCTCTCCTCTTATAGACCCCCCCGTCCTGGTTGCTTCTTTGGAAGAAGCGCAGAAGCTGGGGGGTTATTCCACTTTGGACGCTGGAGCCAAATTCCAGGTTTCGGAGTTTTACTCGAAGGCAGGGAGCGGGTCTAAATTGTGGCTGGTAGGTTATGATTATTCGAAGGAAAAAGGTATTTCAGCAATACAGATGTCTGCTATTAAGCAGGCAATCCGACAAACCACCGCTACGCTGTGGGATAACAGACCGCGCCTTATCGGGTTCGTATATCCCAGCAATACCGAAGTCCCGAAATCCGGTCTTGCGGAGGATTTGACGAAAAGTCAGGGAGCAATCCAGAATATACAAGGCTTGATTCAGGATATGTTCGCGGAAAGTTATCGTATGGTGGCAGTACTGGATGCCGGACGTATCGGGCAGGATATTAACAATTTGCCCAGTGGCGATACGTACAATGCCTATGGCGTTGCACTGGCTCTGACAACTCCCGATCCGACATACACTGCCGACGTAGGCCGCGCTCTCGGTATTCTTGCCGGGATCAATCCGGCGCAGTCCATCGGTCAGATGACTTTGGGAAGCGTAAGCCCGGTTGATTATTTCGTCAATGCCACGACAGCGAATGCAGCGTCCAATGTCGCTGTCGTATCTCGGAGTGTTATCGACGACATCGGGGCCAAGCAGTACCTTTTCACCCGCACCCGTCCCGGCAACAGCGGTGTTTACTACAATGACGGTGCGACGCTCAACAAATCGACTAACGCCTTGTCAGCTATTGAGTTCGTGCGCGTCGCAAATGGAGTATGCGACGATGCGGAGTACTATTTCCAGCAGCTCATCAATACCCAGGTTCCGGTTACAGCTTCAGGTGACATCGATGCCGGGTACAAGTCGGCGATTCTGGCTACGTTCCGCAGCAACTATATTCAGCCGCGTTTGTCGCGCGGAGATGCGAGTGAGATCGAGGTTACTTTGGAGGCCAAAGACGGTAACTTCGTGAAAAGTCGGGCCTTCGCAATCACGATCCGCATCCTACCCAATGCCACGCTGCGGGAGGCGTTTATCACCACTTTCTTCGTAACATCTTTAGAGTAGTACAGAACATGAATCATCAGGATATAATCGTAGCGAGCAGTGAGGTGCAGATGTACCTCACGCTCTCGAACGGCACATGCCTGTCTATCGATACCGGCACTGAGCTGTCCTATACGTTCAGTCAGAATATTCAGGAGATATTCGCCATCGGTTCCGTAGATCCCATTGGTATCAAGAAAGCGAATGCTACTTATACCGCCAACCTTTCGCTTCAGGAGGGCGAGCAGCAGACCCTTATCGATGCGATTAACGCTACGCTACCCGTAACGGAGCAGATCGCGGCCATGCATCAGCTTGCACCTTTCAGCATCTCGTGGAGCTATGCGATGAAAGGATTGGCGACGCCTCGCACCGTTGTCTATACGCTTCTCAATGCGATGGTGCAGGAGCAGGGCGGCAGCGTGAACCGCAATGATGTCGAAACGACCGGCTCCTTGTCCCTGCGAGGTACAGGCGTGCAGCGCAACATCGTGCCACTGGTCTGAAAAATCATCGGGGCGGACGGTTGTGCCGCCCCTTTATTAACAACTAAAAATGTATTAAATTATGTCCAGAACAAATCCTATCACTACCTATCCCGTAAAAGTCACCTATTTCAAACGGGGTGCGGACGGCAAAGGCGGCCTTGTCGAGATCGAAACATCCGCAACGGTTAATGTTTGCCGTCTTTCCAGGACGAGCGTCGAACATACCAAGTTTGGCTTGTCGCTTATTCAGGCTGGCCGTGACCTCGACGAAACGGCCGATCTTGCCTGTCGTTTCGTCAAGATGACCATCGACGACGAAAAGGTCGTTAAAGACCTTCAGAACGACTTAGTAGCATGCATATCATTGTTCAACAATGAGGATGTGCAGGAGGACATCAACCGTTTTTTATCTACTTGGGGACTGTTAGAAACGGAGCCGTCCTCAAATCCGATGGTATAACTACCAAACTAAAAGAATACATTGCCGAGGACGATCCATTTTTGTACAAGAAAATGATCGTGTCCTATATCTTCCATGAACCGATTATGGGACTGGGAGATAAGATGTCGGCCTATGACATCGACAAGTATTATACTGCGGCTCTGGTAATCATCGATTCAATCCTTTTTGCACCTTTTAAGAGAAACTAATATGGTATATAGCATTCAGCTCCAGCTGCGGGTCGATGATTCGCAGTTGGACGCTACGATTGCCAAGCTCGGAACGCTCAAGAAGGCGGCAAAGGACATCCACGTAAGAACCGCCGGTAACCTTCCTCGACGGTTGAAGCTTCCGGAAGAGGATATTATTGCTCGCTCGGCGCGAAAGTGGAAACAGCGCAATCTGGAGGAGCGGCTCAACATCGGCGCTCGCTGGCATCTGCGCCAGTTCGGACAGTGGCGCTTCTCGCAGGCGGGCTGGCAGAACTGGCTGGGCGTGTTCCAAAAGCGGGTCAAGACCTTTCAGGACAGCTTCTTCAACAATGTTTCCTCTTTCTCCGGCTTGCGGTATAATGCCGTTAATCTGGGGAAAATCTTTACTTCTTTAGCGGGAGCTGCGGGAAAGGCTATCCCGGCCCTCGGTGCGTTCGGTCAAGTAGCTATAGGGGCCGCTAAAATATGGATGGGTGTGCACGCGTGGCGCCTGGCGTCCTCCGGGTTGCCTCTTCTGGTCGGCACCCGGATGTTGAACTCGAACAATATGGCGGAGGCGGCCTCCAATCTTATGCAGATGCGGATGGCGGAGAAAGGGTTGGGCGGCAACTACCAGGCGACGCTGAACCGTGCGACGCAGTTAGCGGCCGAATATGGTTTCAGCCGTGTCGGGATGCTGAATGCGATGAATATGTTTACGGGCTTGAACGTGGACGGCAAGAAGCTGACCCCGGAGGAGGCGTCACACTTGGCGGAAGTTGTCGGCAAGATCGCTCACGTGGGCGGTTTGAGCTTCGAGCGCGTGAATGTCAATTTGCAGCAGTTGTTAGGGCAGGCCGTGCCGAGTATTCGGGACATCCGGGAGTTGGTCGGGCAGGCTCCGTTCATCGGCAAGCTGGCGATGAATATGATGGAGGAGCGGGGTGTTCAGGGCGATTACCGCGACTGGCTCAAGAACAAAAGCAACCTGCGCTCGGTGCTGGATGAGTTCAACGAGCTTGTCGAATCGCATCCGGTAATGAAGGCCAGGGGACAGATCGCGCTGGCCAAAGAAAACTTCTGGATGCGTATTGCCGACAGCCTTTTGCCCTACTGGGACAAGATCGCCCAAGCCAACGAGAAACTGTATAGCTGGCTGGGCGATAAGATCGTGAGCTGGGTAAGCAATATCGATGTTAATAAAGTCGGGGCAAAGTTAGATCAATTTATTTTGGAACTCGACACTTTTGCGTCGGCGATCCAAACCATAGCAAACACTATTGGCTCGATAGCAAATGGTATTAGCTTTGGCCAAAAGCAATATGGGGAATTTGACCCCGAAACGGGGGGCGTGCGAATGACTTGGGGCTTGAGTACCAACAAAGACGCAGCCCTATTTACGACAATGGCTAATAATATAGCCAAAAAAAAGGCGTATGGCCGCGAGGTCTCTCGCATTGCGGAATTCGCGGCGAAACGCGCTCGAGAAGCTGGACACGGTGATATTGTGCAAGCGGCGTATGACAAACTTAACTCCAACGAGTTTATCGACGCATTTGTAGGGACATCCTCTTATTTTAATTGGCGGTATACCGACGATACAAAAAAGATAAGGAAACCTACATTAAGCAAACTCGGAATTAAGGCCATTAGTGACTTGTTTCCCGCAGGACTGAGGGGCATCACAGGAACGGGAGGTGGATCAACAGACCCTAATGCGCAAACCGTTTCTAACTTGTCCCAGGGGTCGAAGTCGGTTTTCATCAACTTCAACAAGGAGATCGTCAATATGTCGGTAAACATCGCCTCGGTAGAGAACATCGAGGAGCTGGGCCGCAAGCTGGAACCCAAGATCGAGGAGGTAGTAGTGCGGGGATTGACGATCGCATTGAACAACGCAACCAGTGTAACGTAATATGGCAAAGATAGCAAATGAAACCAGTACCGAGAGTAAGATCGACCGCGTTATAAATTCAGCGAAAGAGGTCTTTTCCACACCGGGGAGAGCTATCGGCGGCATTACGGGGCCTGTTGCCGATGCCATTAACAGCGGGCTGTCTGCTGCGAAACTCGTCCTTGCCGAAACGGGAGTATGGCGGCAGGTATTTACCAATGGAGGAAGTCAGAGAACCGGAAAGCCTACACCGGAAGAGCTGCGAAATCAGGTTGCCAAATCGCGCTTCGACCGCTCGACACTCAATAGGCCTATTTTTACATCCGAAGAATTAGATCGGACGGAACCGACAACTGATTATTATATCGCTTTCGACGAGTATCTGATGCCTGTCGGATTCGATATTTCCATACAGGGGAGTAAGCTGATAAGCCGTTCGCAGCTTGTCGATGGACCTACGATTTTCGAACGGATTGCCAACGAACCGACAAGCGTTAATATTTCGTTCAAGCTGGAATCCAAACCGAACTCTGTCGATTTGCTGAATCCTTATAAGCTATCGTCGGATGTTGTCATCAATAAGGAAATAGGGTATGGTATTGCCGCAGAGTTGGCTGAATTATTCCGGCAGATCAAGGCTGAAGATCGGGTATTTGAAATTGAGAACCCGATTCTCAATGACAAGTTTAATATCTTCAATGTCGTATTGGAGAGTTATTCCGTCACCCCGGAGCGAGGTTCCACGGTGTGGGAGGTAAGCCTCGATCTGTTGGAGGTGAATACGGATTACGCCCTGTTGTATGTCGAAAACAGCGACGGAGCGCAGGCGGAACCACCGACGGCTAAAACCAACGTATAAGTTATGAGCGGCAAGATTGTCGGCAATTACTTTATCTGCAAGAATGAAGTTTTCATCGAAGGGCGCTCCATAGGGCCCTTTACTTCGTTCACTACGGAGGATTCGCGGGACAACATATTCGGTACCGCCAATATCCGTATGCCGTTTTATACGATTCTCAAAGAGAAGTCATCGGGGGATGCGATCGGTAAAAACGTCAAATCATACATCCGTATAGACCAACAGGATGCCCAAATTATAATGGGAGCGCACGTAGTTGTAAAACTGCGTTACATCTGTGGATTCAACGGCTACGAAATGCCGGAGATCGTCGCTTTCGACGGCTTCGTGAAAAATGTAGTATGCGGTTTTCCGACGCAGATACAGTGCGAAGACGGCGCTTTTGTCCTGCGTTTTGGTACAATCGCCAAAAGCTGGACGCAGGAAACCGCCGTAAAGACAATGATGCAGGAAATCATCGAGGTCGCCAACCCTAAATTTCAGGAGTACCGGGACAGCATGAAGCTGGCGGATGACTGGAACCGGCTTACCGTCGATGACAAGTCCATGGAAGGCAGCTTCGTTCTTTCTACTTGGAAAGGCATATCGCCGTTTTTCGCACTGGAGCGAGTTATGGGGATGTATAATCTCTACTCTCGTGTAGATACCGACGGCAGGCTGTATTGCGGTGTAGGTATTACGGAGAACACCAAAGAAACGGTGCAGCTCGATACTTCGGTCAATGTCATAGATCGGGACATCAGCATCAATAACGGCTTTTTCGACAAGTATCGCGTGGTGGTTAAATACATCAGCGGCGGGAAGCTCTACGAATACGAAACGGGAGCGGATAACGGAGAGGTGGTGTCGCTGCCGTATATCAAATGCCGGGACGGGGAGATCGCCAAGCAAGTAGGAGATGCCGCATTGTCGGGCCTGCGTACCAACAGCAACAAGGGTACCATTACGACGATGCTATATCCGACGGTTCGGCTTTTCGACTATGTACAATACAAAGATACCCTCTTCGATGATCTGTCGGGGGGATATTATGTGATAGGGCACTCTTACCGGTGCGATGAAAACGGATTTCACCAGGTGCTGACAGTAACTGATAAAACCCTCGTATTTACGGGACAATAGTGATATGGGACAGGAGAAATTCAACAGGATGATGGCTTCATTGGGGCGCGATTTGCGTAACCTGATAGGCAGAAGTAAGACTGTGGCTTTTGTGTATGGCACGGTCAAAGAAGTAGACACGGAAACGAACACTATGAGCGTTAGCATCGACAGCGAGGTTACTTTACCGGACATAAGCCTCGCGCCCATACAGGGCGGTAATGCTAACGCTCTATTATACCCCAAAGTCGGATCGGTCGTTATCGTGGGTTTTGTCGAAGACCGGCCGGAACTGTCATTTGTCGTGGCGATGACGGAGGTAGAAGAATTACGCCTACAATTCGACTTCGACAGCGATCCGGCCGTCGATTACATAGTGGCAAATACCGGATCTGTCACAGTATTCCGTGCCCAAGATGAGAACAACTATACCAGATTCGATCTTAATCGGATTGCGGCTAATCTATCTTTGTTTCGGAACGGTCAATTACAGACACGAATCGGAGTGACAGATAGCCAGCTAACTCTGCAACAAGGATCGAATAGTGTGATTATATCTGGCTCTGAAGTGAATATAAACAACGGCCATTTAACGATAACCTGATGGGAAAGTATATTGCTATTCAAGGGTGTACGCTGGAGTGTACCCCGGCGGCGACGGCGCAGATTGCTACTTCTCCGAGCACGACGACGAAGGCGGATGGTAAAGCCTGTTACCGGGGTTCGCTGACAATCACTGTCACGAATGCCACGGCCGTAACGGATGGGAACGGCGCGGGAACAGGAGTGATAACCGGTTCGGCGCAGGAAGTGAGGATCGACGGGCAGCCTGCGGTGCTGGAGGGGGACAAGATTCAAATCACCGTTTCCGGAACTTCCGGCGGGAATAT